TGAGACCAACCGCTGGCCGAGTCCGAAAGATTTTTTGGACAAGATTCCGCCGCCACCGGAGCCGTTGAAACTGGAACACCGCTACCACCCCACGGCGGAGGAAAAAGCGAAAGGGAAATCAGCTTTAAACCGCATTCAGGGCGTAATTAAAGAGGTGTTAAGAGGCAAGTCACTTATACCGCCTCCGGCTGAAACCGCCACCGAGCAGATTTTGAGAAACCGCGCGAAAGTTGAGGTACTTGCCAAGCGCGAACGCGAACAAGGCTTGAGCAAGCCGAAATGTTAAACCCAACCCGAAAGGAAAAGAAAATGGCTAAAACCCGAATCAAACAGCCCGCTATCGAAGCGGCACAAGACAAAGCGGAAGTTACTGCGTTTATCCGCAAAATCGGCGATTTGCAGCGCGAAGTCAAACGCCTGGAAACCGAAGCCGGAGACAAAAAAGCAGTCATCGAAGAAGAATATGCCGCCAAAGCCGCGCCGATGTGTGCCGAAATCATGAGCCTGACCGAACGTGTGGCCGCATACTGCGAGGCACATAAGGACGAGCTGACGGAAAACGGTAAAACCAAAACCGTGGACTTTACCACCGGCCTGATTAAATGGCGCATCCGTCCGCCATCCGTCAAGGTAACGGGCGTAGCCGCCGTCTTGGCGTGGCTCTCGGAGAAATCCGCCTTTGCCGAGTTTGTCCGCACTAAAAAGGAAATCGACAAAGACGCCATCCTGAATCAAAAAGAGCGTTTTTCAGACGGCCAAGTGCCGGGAATTAAGATTGTGTCGGGGCTTGAGGATTTTGTGATTGAGCCTACGGAGCAGGAGTTGGTGTGATGGCGAAAATTGTGATTGAAATTGAAGATTTGCCTAATGGTAAAGTTAGCTATGTACCTCATGGAGATCTCCTTATCCGAGATGGCGGCACTCCTGCTCAATTAACTTGGATTGCTGTGCAAGATGTTATTGATATGCTTGGAAAGATTGGGGCTATGCAAGGTATGTCAAAGCAGGAGTTGTCATGATGGAAAACGGAAACTTAAATACCGATGAGCTGGAATTTTTAAGAATTGCCGCACGCGATTCCTTCTACATCCACGCTCAAGTTGAAAATGCCAACCGAAAATTGGAAACCGCTTTTCTCGTGTGGGGAAAAGTGAAAGAAGGAGAAAAAGAGGCTATGCGTGCCCGAAAAAAAGCCTTTATTTATTACTGCTTCGGGGTGGTTTGGTTTTTTCTTGCGTTGATTTTATTTTTCTTTGGCGTTTAAAGCTTGATTAAAGGTCGTCTGGAATGGGTTTAAAACCTGTTTCAGACGGCCTTTTTTATGTCTGTTTATTCCTAAAAAAATAATAACTTAATACTACATATTGTATTTTATTGGTATAATATGCGCTAATTTATACTATATGTTGTATTGGAGGAATAATGCGCCGGGCGTTGATTGCGAAAATTAAGATTGCTCAAAAGGAGCTGGGCTTGGATGACGGTACATATCGCGCGGTGTTGGAGCGTGTGACGGGCAAGCGGTCTTGTACCGAGTGCAGTATCCCTGAGTTGGAACGCGTGGTCGAGGATTTGCGCCAGCATGGGTTTACGCCGAAAAAGACGGCGGGACAACGACCGAACCGCCGCGATTCTGCCGACCCGATGATGCGCAAAATCGAAGCCCTGCTGCTGGATAACGGCTGGACTTGGAATTATGCGCACGGTACGGCGAAAAAGATGTTTAAGGTTGACCGCGTGGAATGGTTGTCCGACGGCAATATGCACAAGTTGGTGGCGGCTTTGCAGATTGCGGCGAACCGAAAGAAGAAGGAGGTATAGGAATGAGTGTAAGTTGGGAAATGACAGAGCAGGACTTTGAGGATGTGAAACATCTGCTGCCGCAGAGTGTGGTGGCGATGATTACGGTCATCGGGCTGGAAGCGACGTTTCATATGGTCAAGGTTTGGGGCGGCACAAATTATCCAATTTCAAATCGCCGGCGCAATACGCGTCAGAGCCGAATCTTACACGCGCAACTGGTCGAGGACATCGGCGAGGAGGCTGCGGGGCGGTTGGAGCGAGCCTATGCCGGTCAGCCTTTCTTGGCCATTCCGCGCTGCTGGGACGCGATGCGCGAGCTACGCAACCGATTTATCCGCCGCCAGTATGATGCGATGAGCGCGGAGGGTTTGAGCGATTTGGTTATTGTGCGCGAGCTGGTGTTGGCTCATCGGCTGTCCACGCGCAATATCCGATACATTTTGAAAGAGGCCGACCGCGATGCGGCGGCAAGAGCGCAGACGGATTTATTTGCAGCTTGATTGTGTTGTGTGTCTTGTGAGTGGACCTTTGCCCTGCTTTTTGCAGGGCTTTTTTTGTCTGCGGGACAGTAAGTGCATTTGTGCCGACCGTCTTATGCCGTCTGAAAAGGTTAAATAAGGTTTTGAAAATAAATTGTGATTTGATTTTCGGAGATGTTTATGGGCAAAACTGTAACTTTAACCGCCGGCCACAGTAACACTGACCCGGGCGCGGTCAACGGCTCCGACCGTGAGGCGGACTTAGCGCAGGATATGCGCAACATCGTGGCATCCATCTTGCGCGATGACTACGGCTTGACCGTCAAAACCGACGGCACGGGCAAAAGCAATATGCCGCTGCGCGAGGCTGTAAAACTGATTCGCGGCTCGGATGTGGCGATTGAGTTTCACACCAACGCGGCGGCGAACAAAACGGCGACAGGCATCGAAGCCTTGTCCACGCCGAAAAACAAACGCTGGTGTCAGGTATTGAGCAAGGCTGTTGCCAAGGCGACAGGCTGGAAACTGCGCGGCGAAGACGGCTTTAAGCCGGATAACGCAGGCCAGCATTCGCGCCTGGCTTATGCGCAGGCCGGCGGCATTGTGTTTGAGCCGTTTTTTATCTCAAACGATGAGGATTTAGCCTTGTTTAAGGCTACAAAATGGGGGATCTGCCGCGCGATTGCGGACGCGATTGCGCTGGAATTGGGAGCGGCGAAGGTATGAAAAAGTCTTTGATTGCTTTATGTGTTGCCCATTGTGCAAAGTTGAAAAACGGTTTTGGCGTACCGCTGTTACCTGAAATCAAAATCACGCCAAGCCCTGTTCGGGTAGGCTCTTTGAAACAACATCCGAGCCTGCGCTTGGGTAAATCAGGCGTGGCAGCTGCGAAACGTGCGGCGCGTAAACGCAAGAATCGTCGTTAATCATGGGGCAAGTTGAGTTTTATGAAAAGATGATTGAGCTGTGGTCGCGCAAAAGCCGTGAGGCAAGCGAACAGGCAGACTTGCCTGCGTTTGAATTTGCGGAGGGCGAACTGGCCAATTATCGGGAAATGCTGCAACGGCACCTGCAAACCAAAACTGTGGAATAGCAATGCGTATTTTGGATATTTTTAAAAACCCGGCTACCGGTAATGTGTCGCACTCAAAACTGTGGGCAAATGTTGCCTGCGCGGCTGGGACGTTTAAGTTTGTGATGCTGCCCGACCCTTCGGCAGAGGTTTGGGCGGTTTATTTGGGCATTGTGGGCGGCTATGCGGTGGCGCGCTCGCTGGTCAGCGTGAAACGGCAGGAGGTCGAGAATGAATCTCGTGAAACTGCTGGCGAATAACTGGCAACCGATTGCCATCATCGCGCTTGTCGGCACGGGCTTGGCCGTGTCGCACCATCAAGGCTACAAGGCAGCCTTTGCCAAACAGCAGGCGGTCATTGACAAGATGGAAAAAGACAAGGCGCAAGCCTTGCTGTTGTCGGCTCAAAACTACGCGCGCGAACTGGAACAGGCGCGTGCGGAAGCGAAAAAATATGAAGTCAAGGCACACGCCGTCGGCATGGCTTTGGCGAAAAAACAGGCGGAAGTCAGCCGTCTGAAAACGGAAAATAAAAAGGAAATCGAAAATGTCCTTACTCAAGACCGTAAAAATGCAAGCGGTAATTGTATTGACGGCTTTGGCCATCACGGCCTGCAGCTCTACAACCGCGCCCTCGGCTACGGAAATTAAGGTTGTCGAAAAAGCGGTCATGCCGACACCGCCTGCCGCATTGATGGTCGCGCCGGTACGCCCGAATCCGCCGAAAGACGGTAAGACGGCCACGCTGTTGGAACACGCCGCTGAGTTTGGCGGCTATGTGGCGGAGCTGGAAAACCAAAATCAGGCTTGGCGAGACTGGGTCAACAGTCAAGCGGAAGTTGACGGTTCGGAGGGCGCGCGATGACGACTTATCGTGAGTTGGTACAACGCACGGTCGCCTGCCGCCATGCGGATTTAGAGCTGGGATTGAGCCGCGCACGCGAACAAGAGCCGTTTGTCATTCATGTTTCCAATCTGCTGGATAAGGCAGGATTTGAATATACGGTACGGATGAATAAGGATTTTCAGACGACCTTTTGTGTGGAGTTTTCCGCGACCGCTCCTGCTGATGTGATTGGTATTTTGCGGAAATATTACTCAGTCTTTTTTGACGGCCAAAAGGTTGAGGCGGCTAGTCGTCATCCCGAAGGCTATGCAGTGCGTATCGTATTCGGCGACGTGCCGGTTTAAAGGGGTTTTAAATGGACTTTGAATTTGGGTTTAAAACCCTGTGGCCGATTGCAACGGCGGCGTTTTGGTTTTGGGTCAACGGCATTTCAGGCCGTCTGAAAGAGGCGGACAAGCGTATCGACGATCTTAAAGAGGAGCTGCACGCGGTCAAGCTCTCTTATCACACCAAGGCGGACGCTAAGGCAGACAGCACTAATATTGCGGCGGCGTTGGAACGCATCGAAAACAAGTTAGAAAAAGTAAACGAAAAACTGGACAGGAAAGCGGACAAATCATGAGCGACCCGATTTTGGATGCCTTGGCGCGTATTGAAGCCAAGCAGGATGACCTGCTTGCCAATCAGGCGCGCATGGACGAGGAATTGCAGCAAATTAAGAAAGACTGCAAGAAATCTGCTGCGGTTTATGGCGGTCTCGGCGGCGTGATTGTAACGACGGGTTGGGAACTGCTGCGAGCCAAGTTCGGAGGCTGATATGGCACACCCGAAAGAAACCCGCGAAAAGTTACGCCGACTGTACGTCAGTGACGGCCAGACGCTCGAAATCGCGGCGATGATGTGCGAAATCCCGACAGCGACCGCCCGAAGTTGGAAACGTGCCGCCAAAGAGACCGGCGACGATTGGGACAAAGTGCGCGCTGCCTACACCTTGGCGGGTGGCGGCATCGAAGACTTGAGCCGTTCGCTGTTGGCGGGTTTTTTGGTGCAGTACCAATCGACGATGACGATGTTGCAAGACACGTCGGTCGAGGAGCTGATGCCGTCCGAGCGCGCCAAACTGTTGGCGAGCCTGTCCGACGCGTTTACCAAGACGGTGGCGGCGAACAAGCGGGTATTACCTGAAGTTCAAGAATCTGCGATTGCCATTAAAGTCATCGAAAAGCTGTTTGCCTATATTGCCGACCAACATCCAGATATGTTGGCTGCGTTTGATACGGTATTACAAGGCTTTCAAACTGTCATTGAGAAAGAGTTTTAATCATGCAGGGAAAATTAAGCCAATCCGAACTGCGTGCCCGAATGTCCGCCATCCGGGCAGACATCAATCGGCGCATCAGTGCGGCGGATATCGGATTGTCTGCTGCGCCTGCGGATATTGCCGAGCGTCGCGCCAAAGTGATGCAGTGTACGCCCGAGGCTTTCCGTTTTTTCTGCAAGACTTATCTGCCGCATTATTTCCCCGACGACAGCGAATCTGTTTTCCATACATGGGCATACACAGAGCTGCCCGAAATCGAAAAAGAGCCGGAGTCGGTCTTGCAGGGTTGTGCGGCATCGCGCGGCGAAGCGAAAACATCGCTGACCGTACAGGCGTTTGCCCTTTGGCGCGAAGTGCGCAATGCCAAACACAATACCGTCATCGTATCTGACACCGAAGACCAAGCCGACGCCATCGTCGAGGCCATTAAAACCGAACTGACCGACAATCCCGCGTTGCAGTTGGACTTTCCTGAAGTCTGCGGGCAGGGGCAGGTGTGGCGTATCGGTGAAATCCGAACCCGCCAAAACAACCAATTCAAAGCCTATGGCGCGGGACAGGGCATCCGTGGCGCGAAAAAAGGCGAGGTGCGCCCCGATGCGGTATATCTCGACGATTTGGAAAATGAAAAACATTCTGAAAACATCCGCCTGCGCGACAAACTGACCAAGTGGATAGGCAGCGTCATCAATCCTTTGGGTGGCGCGGGTGCGAAGTGCGACATTTTGTATGTCGGTACGATTTTATGTTTGGACAGTGTATTGGCTCGGGTGTTGAAAAATCCGTTTTGGCGCAGTGTGCGCTTTTCCGCCATCATGAAGTGGCCTATCAATATGGATTTGTGGGCGGAATGGGAAAACATCTACCGTAACACGCCGAAAGAAAACCGCGCCAACGAAAAGGCGGCTCAGGCGTTTTACGAAGCAAACGAAGCGGCAATGTTGGAAGGCAGCGAAGTGAGTTGGAGCAAACGACCGCTGCTCGCCCTGATGAAAATTCGTGCCCGCGACGGCATCCATGTCTTTAACTGCGAGTACCAAAACCAGCCGGGCAATCCCGAAAATGCGATTTTTGCTGATTATTTGGACAACTGTTATTACCGCACCCTTCCGCATGATGTCGTGTATTTCGGCGCGGTTGACCCTTCTTTGGGCAAACAGGGCAAAGGAGCCGACCCGTCCGCCATTCTGGTCGGCGGCTACCAACGCGCCACCGGCACGCTGTTTGTGGTAGAGGCATCCATCAAGAAACGTGTACCGAGCCTGATTATTCAGGATGTCATCAGGCTGCAAAAGCAATACGGCTGCCTACTGTGGGTCATCGAAACTGTCCAGTTTCAGGAGTTCTTCAAAGACGAACTGATTAAAGAGGCGGCAAAACAAGGGACGCATGTTCCTGCGCGCGGAGTCAAACCAAGCGCAGAAAAAGTGATGAGGATTGAAAGTATCCAACCGCATTTTGCCAACGGATTTATCAAACTGTTACCGGAGCAACGTGTATTAATTGAGCAGTTGCGGGAGTTCCCTGATGCCGACCACGACGACGGTCCCGATGCGCTGCATATGCTGTGGATGGCGTCAACGACGGGCAATGTGTCAAACAGAGCACGTGCGATTGATTTACCTGCGCCGATGTTGGAAATGTGATTTTAAGGTCGTCTGAAACCGTTTTCAGACGGCCTTTCGGAGTAAAAAATATGTTCGGTTTGATTAAAAACGCTACGCGGAAAACCGCCATCAAGACATTGACGAGCGCGACTGAAGATGCGCTGGAAAGCCTGTTTTCCAATATGGAGGGCACGGACGCGCTGCTTTCGCGCCTCGGCGTGGACAGACAGCAGGCATTGGATGCGGTGGTAAGCGATGACGAGGTGGCTGCCTGTTTGGAGGATTTGCACGCGGCCATGCTCAATAAATCTTGGCGAATTTATGGTGAGAACTTGAGCGACGAAGACAAAGACCGTCTATGGAAAACGCTGAAACGCCATCTGCCCGCACTTGCCGAAATCGTGTTGACGGCGCGTTTGGGCGGCTATGGTGTCGGTCGGTACGTTTATCAGCCCGAACCCGACGGCTTTTTGACGATTAAGCATATCAGCAACAAAAGCGGCGAATTGGCGAAATACGTTCCCTACCGCGACGGCTCGCTGGTGTATCGCGGCAGCGGTGGCGAGGAAGCCTGCAATACGGACGTGCTGTATCTCTTTATTACCCACCGCGCCACTTCAACCAATCCTGCGGGCGAAATGGCGGCGGCGCGGCTGTATGCGCCGGTTGCGTTGCGTAAAAAAGGCTTTGTCTATGCGGCGCAATTTATTACGCGCTACGCCCAGCCTTATCTGATTGCCAAAATCCAAGCCAACAGCAACGACGACCACGACAGCTTCATGAGCCGGTTTTACCGCTTTGTGAGCGGCGGCGCGTTGAGTATCGAACGCGAGGACGATGTGATGATGCTGCAAAACAGCGCGGACGGTCAGGCATTCCGCCGACTGGAAAACCTTGCCAATGCGCGCATCCAAAAAACGCTGCTGGGCAAGGTCAAAACCAGCGACTTGGAAACCGCCAGCCGCGCGAGCCAAGAGACCGAAGAAAACAACCGCGACGAGCGTATCGGCGCGTATCTTGCCCTTTTGTCCCGCGCGGCGCAGCACTTTATCGACGCGCTCGTGATGGTTAACAATGCCTACGGCAAGCCGATTAATGCGCCCAAAGGCGTATGGTTTGAGTTTGAAGACGAAATCAAGGTTGATAAGACCCGCGCCGAACGCGACAAGATGTATATGGATACGGGGCAGCTCGTGTTGACCGAAACCTACTACCGCGACATCTTGGGCTTTGAGCCGGAACATTTCGAGCTGCGCGACCCGAAAGCGTTGTCTGAAAACCCTGCGTCCGCCAAATTCAGCCTGCGCCTGTCTGACGGCCTTGCCCGCAATGCGCCTGATACGGCGGAGCAGGCAATCGCCCGACCGAAGATGGAGGCGGTGTTGGGTTTACTGGAAAGCTGCAAAGACTACGCCGAATTTGAGGCGAAGCTGTCCAAACTTGATTTGAGCCAGGGCGATAATCTCTTGATCCAGCGTTTGGTTTCAGACGGCCTTTCGGCTTGGGCCGACGGAGCGGGCGATGGACGGGATTGAATACAACTTCGCCGGCTTAGTCGATAAAGCTGCTTTCGAGCATTTCAAGGCTAAGAAAATCCTGCCCGGATTCAGTCATTACGATGTCTGGCTGTATCAACACAGCCTTGCCTTTACCGTCGCCAAGATGATGGACGCG